TATTCTGTAAATTGTATCGACCCTAAGTCGCAGAAAGTTGTTGCTCTTAATCTCAAAAAGAAATTGTTTGAGCAAATCGTTACAGCGGCGGAAGATTTAGGAGACCCTACTGACCATGATACAGGTTGGGATGTTGTGTTTAAACGTGTAAAGACAGGACCTCTGCCTTTTAATGTTGAATATACATTGCAAGTTTTGCGTTGCAAAGCCCGTGCGTTAACTGATGAAGAGCGTGCTATGGCTAATGCTGCTAAGAATATTGATGAGAAATTTCCTCGTCCTACCGAAGCAGATGTAAAAGCCTTGTTGGATAAAATTACAACCCAACAAGATGAAGACGGTGAAAGCCCTTCTTCTGAGCAAGAAGCAGTCAAAGAACTTGGTTAACAAACTAAAGCCCGCTAAACAAAATGCTTAGCGGGCTTTTCTGTCTCATAAGGCAATATGAAAGTATTATTTACAGCTGATGTCCATATCAAATTGGGTCAGAAAAACGTACCTATTGAGTGGGCAAAGAATAGGTTTAATATGCTCTGGAGTCAACTAGAAGCTATTCAAAAAGAGTGTGATCTTTTTGTTATTGGCGGAGATGTTTTTGACAAACTTCCTAACATGGAAGAACTAGAGACGTATTTTGATTTAGTTAACTCTTGTAAGATTCCAACAATTATTTATGCTGGAAATCATGAAGCTGTTAAGAAAGATACAACCTTTTTAACAAACTTAAAACAAGTTACTAACAGACTAAATCCGCAAGTAGAAATTATTGATGACTACTGCAAAATAGAAAATATGGATTTTATACCATATAATAAATTAAAAGAATTTGAAAAGAATCCTTTTGAAATTCGTGGAAACATTTGCTTTACCCACGTACGCGGTGAGATTCCTCCCCATGTAAAGCCTGAAATGGATTTAGAGTTATTTGCTAGTTATGACGTTGTTTTAGCAGGTGACTTGCACAGTTATGAAAACTCGCAAAAAAATATTATCTATCCTGGAAGTCCCGTCACTACTAGCTTTCACCGTAGCAATGTGGCTACTGGTGTTGTTTTACTGGATACCGATAGTCTAGAACATGAATGGCGTAAACTACAGTTGCCTCAACTTATTCGTAAGACAGTTGCAGTACACGACCCTAAGCCGCAAACTGACTACGATCATACAATCTACCAGGTTGAGGGCGATATGCAAGAACTTGGTGAACTAGAAGATTCAGATTTAATTGATCGTAAAGTAATTAAGCGAGATACAGATAGCGCACTAATCTTAGACAAAGAAATGTCTATGTCAGAAGAAATTCGAGAGTATCTTGCATACATCCTAGAGTTGCCAGAAGATACTATTGAAAACGTACTAAAGGAGTTTCAGAACCATGCAGACAAAATTGAATCAGAATAGAGCTATTAATGATAACTATAAAACAACTACGATGGGCTAACGCCTTTAGTTACGGAAAAGATAACCAAATTGATTTTATTTCAGCTCCACTTACACAATTAGTAGGGCGTAATGGGCATGGTAAAAGTTCTATTGCCCTTATCTTAGAAGAAGTGCTATTTAATAAAAATTCAAAAGGTATTAAGAAAGCAGATATTCTTAACAGACACATTAAAGATAAGTCGTATAGTATTGAGCTAGATTTCAACCGAGATGATGTAGACTATACAATTAAATCTAGTCGTGGTACTGCACAAACTGTAAAGCTATTTAAAGAAGGTGTAGATATAAGTGCACATACTGCAACAGCAACATACAAAATAATTGAAGATATATTAGGTTTTGATCATAAAAGTTTTGCACAGATTGTTTATCAATCAAATGCGTCGAGCTTAGAGTTTTTAACTGCACCTGATACTGCTCGTAAAAAGTTTCTTATAGAAATATTAAATTTAGGTAAGTATACTCGTGCTGCTGAAGTATTCAAAGAAGTAAGTACTCAACTTACTAAAGACATTGCTGCAGTGCAATCACAAGTAAATACTGTTTCGAGTTGGTTAAATAAGTACGAAAAGACTGATCTAAATCTCCAAGAAACTGTAGCAACACCTGAACTAAGCACTGCTTTAATAACAGAAGCCTCTATGCTAGAATCTAGTATAAACAGTATTGAGTCTACTAATAAAAAGATTTCTCAAAATAATACTTATAAACAGTTACAGTCTAAAATTAAACTACTGCCAATTCCTGACAAACCTGAAGAAGGTGTGGAAGGGTATCAAGCAGAAGTAGCAAAATTATCTAAAACAGTAAGTGATGCTCAATCTTTTGTTTTAAAAATGAAAGCACTACACGGAACGTGTCCTACCTGTCTAAGTGATATTGACGAAGAAAAAGTATCTGAATTAATTGAAGAAAAAACTGAAGAAGCTGAAATAGCTGCTGTAGAAACTATGAGTTATACTCAAAAAATAGTTCAAATTAAACAGCAAAGAACTGTATGGCAAGATGCTCAAAAAGCACAAGAAGATTGGGAAAAATACCATACTTTAATTAATACAGAACTACCCGAAACTTTACTGGACAAACAAACACTACAACAACAATTTACAGAATTACAGAATTCAATTGCGTCTACGAAACGTAAAATAGTTGAAGCAGAGCAATATAATAAAGAAGTAACTGCACATAATACTAAAGTAGATTTAGTATCAAAACAATTGGTTGAAATGAATCAAGAGTTAGAAACCTATAGCGGCAAGTTGCATGAGTTAAGTGAAAAAATGAGTATTTTAAATGTTTTAACTAAAACATTTAGTACAACAGGTCTAGTAGCTTATAAAATTGAGAGTTTAGTAAAAGACTTAGAAGATATTACAAATAGATATTTGGTTGATCTAAGTGATGGAAGATTTCAAATTGGTTTCAAAATTAGTGCTAGTGATAAATTAAATGTTATTATTACTGATAATGGAAAAGATATTGAAATACTTGCTCTTAGTGGCGGTGAGAAAGCAAGAGTTAATGTGGCTACTTTGTTAGCTATTAGAAAGCTAATGCAAACATTGTCCAGTTCTAGAATCAATCTATTAATACTGGATGAAACTGTAGAAACACTTGATACTGATGGTAAAGAAAAATTAGTTGAAGTACTACTACACGAAGAACATTTAAATACTTTTTTAGTAAGTCATGGCTTTAGTCACCCATTACTAGAAAAGATTAATGTTATTAAACGTAACAACATATCCCAAATAGAGGTATAATATGATTTTAGAACAAATTGACGGAAACGTAAAAGTTGTCCTTAACGGAAATACTTTAGCAATAGGCGCTAACATTGAAGACAGCCAGTGGCCTTTAGTATCAGTATTAGGCGTTGGAAAAGCTACTTTTAGGGTTGATCCTAACTGTACAGTTGAACGTATGGGTGTAAAAGCAACAGTAGAAGAACCTACTTTAGCACCTGTACCTACACCAGCTCCAGCCCCAATAGTTGAGGCAGTGCCAGTCGTTGAACGGGTTACCCCCCCAATAGAAACTCCAAGTGAGCCTACCAAAGAAGCGTAATGGCCGTAGATCCTAGAGCCAAAGGTGCTAGAACAGAAACCACAGTACGTGATCTGTTAAAAAAGCATACGGGTTTAGCGTGGGAAAGAGTGCCTGGATCAGGTGCTCTTGACCCTAAACATCAGCTTAAGGGCGATTTGTACGTTCCTGGGCGAACCAACCTTTGGTGTGTAGAAGTTAAAGGCTATGCGGAAGATCACCTTACTTCACACTTACTAACATCCAAGACTCCGCAACTAGTAGAATTCTGGCAACAGACTATTCGTCAAGGTACTCAAGTAGGCAAAAAACCTTTATTGATTTTTAAATTTGATCGAAGCAAAGTATTTGTTGCTTTTGATGAAATGCCTAACTCACAAAACTATCGTTGTTTATACTATAACCACGAAGATCACGAATTCTATGCAGCACTGCTAGAAGATTGGTTAAAGTGGGAGCAACCAGTATTTGTAACTTGACAAAACAACTTAACAGTGGTATAATAACAGATTAACACGCAAACTATATGTCAAAAACATTCTCAAAAATTACCGAATCAAACAATACTCTGCTAGTTGTTGACTCTCTTAATCTTGCATTTCGCTATAAACATAGTGGTGCAACAGATTTTGCAGAGGACTACTTACGCACAGTTCAAAGTCTTAAAAAATCATATAAAGCAAGTCATGTGATTATTGCTGGCGATATGGGCTCAAGTTCTTATCGCAAAGCTATTTATCCTGAATACAAACAAAATCGTAAAGATAAGTTCGCTGAACAAACAGACGCTGAAAAAGCAGCTTTTGAATTGTTTTTCGAAGACTTTACCAAAACACTAGAACATATTGCTGAAACTACTGAATTTCCAATTTTACGCTTTCAAGGCGTTGAGGCAGATGACATTGCAGCATATATTGTTTCAAAAAAATCAAAACTCCCTGTTGATGATATCTGGCTTGTTAGTTCAGATAAAGACTGGGATTTATTAGTTCAACCTAACGTATCAAGGTTTAGTTATGTTACTCGCAAAGAAGTTACAGTTGATAACTGGAATGACCATTACGACTTTAATCCAGAAGACTACATTAGTATTAAATGTCTTACAGGCGATAGTGGCGATAATGTTGTTGGGGTGCCTGGTATTGGACCTAAAAGAGCCGTGGGATTGGTTAATGAATACGGCAGTACTTACGATATTATTGCGAGCATCCCTATTAGTGGTAGATATAAATACATCCAAGCCCTAAACGAATGTAAAGATACACTAGAATTAAACTATAAATTAATGGATTTAGTAACCTTTTGCGAAGACGCGATTGGTACTGAAAATTGCAAACAAATTGACGAAACCTTAGAGTTATATTTAAAATGAACGGAACAACTATTACAGCAGGCGCTTATAATGCAAATACTATGACATACGGTTCAGTATTGGAATGTATGTTAAAACCAGGAGCTAAGCTTCCTGAGCGTGCGCATCCAACAGACGCAGGAGCAGATTTAATGAGCAACGAAGATTTGGAAATTTATCCAAACGAGCAAAAACTTGTTGATACGGGTATAGCAATTAAAATTCCACAAGGCTTTGCAGGCTTTGTGTATAATAGAAGCTCTCAAGGAAAAAAGGGAATTACTATCCCTCACAGCGTAGGCGTGATAGATAGTGGTTATCGTGACACAATTAAAGTTTTGTTAAAAAATATCGGTGATGACCCTTATAAAATTACAACTGGTGATAGAATTGCCCAGTTGGTTATTCAGAAGGTTGAACTAGTAGGCTTTAAAGATATTTGGAACGACTCTACCCGAGGCACAGGAGGCTTCGGTTCAACTGGAACATAAAGGAAATCATGGCAGTAAGCACAAGAGCACAAGTAATAACACGTCGTACATATAATAGACCCACATCAGACGACGGAAAACAATTTGAAACATGGCAAGAAACAGTGGCCCGAGTTATTGATCACCAAGAGTGGTTGTGGCAACGTGCTGCAAAACGTGATCTAACAGACGTAGAGTATTCAGAACTGTATGATCTTGAACAACTAATGTTAGATCGTAAAGTAGCTATGAGTGGTCGTACACTTTGGTTAGGCGGCACAGACGTAGCTAAAACTCGCGAAGCATCACAGTTTAATTGCAGCTTCACACACGTAGAAACTGTATATGACGTAGTAGACTGCTTATGGCTTTTACTACAAGGATGCGGAGTAGGATTTAAACCAATTGTTGGTACACTAAATGGTTTTTCAAAGCCAATTAAAAATATCCGTGTAGTACGTAGTACTCGCACAGCTAAAGGTGGATTAGAGCATAATGTTGAAACATTTGATCAAGAAACTAAAACATGGACTATACAGGTTGGGGATTCTGCCGAAGCCTGGGCAAAATCTATCGGTAAGCTTATTGCTGGTAAGTACGCTGCTGATACTCTCGTACTCGACTTTAGTCAGTTACGCCCTGCTGGGGAAAGGCTAAAAGGCTATGGATGGATTTCAAGTGGAGACACTGCTATATCAACTGCATATGTGGCTATTGCAAACATCCTTAATGGGCGCGCTGATAGTTTACTTACTCGCATGGATATTCTCGACATTGTTAATCACCTTGGTACTATTCTTAGCAGCCGCCGTAGTGCAGAAATTGCTTTGTTCGACTACGGACAACCCGAATGGGAAGAATTTGCTGTAGCCAAAAAAGACTGGTGGTTGTATAACAATTCACATCGTCAGCAATCAAACAATTCACTAGTATTTAAAGAAAAACCGCTAAAAGCTGACTTGCAAAAGATTTTTGATCTAATGTTAGAAGCTGGTGGCTCAGAGCCAGGATTTATAAATGAAGTTGAAGCCTTACGTCGTGCCCCTTGGTTCAAAGGTGCAAATCCCTGTGTGGAAATCTTACTTGGAAATAAATCTTTTTGTAACCTCACAGAAACAGACATTGCCAAATTTAAAGGCGACACTGCGGGACTTCACAATGCCATACGGCTGGCAGCTCGTGCAAACTATCGTCAAACCTGTGTAAACTTACAAGACGGTATTTTACAAGAGTCATGGCACTTAAATAACTACTTTATGCGCTTATGCGGAGTTGGTTTAACAGGTATTGCTAAACGCCCTGATATGAATGGTTACGACTACGAATATTTAAAGCGTACTGCAACTGGTGCTGCTATTGGTATGGCTCAGGAACTTGATTTGCCGTCACCTAAAAATATTACTTGTGTTAAACCTTCAGGAACATTGTCCAAGATTATGGACACTACTGAAGGAATTCACAAACCACTAGGAAAGCATATATTTAATAATGTTCAATTTA